CCATAGTCGGCAAACTGCATCATCAGGTCGACAAAGCGCTCGTCCTTGATCTGGCGCTCGATCTGGGTGCGCAGCACTGCACGGTTGATACTGTAGAAGAACTTGCGAATGTCGAGCTGCAAAAGGTAACTGTCGGGTGCACTGCAACGCAGAGCTTGCTGGGCGTAGTCAGCCGCAGCGTGTGTGCCTTTACCTTTGCGACAGGCGTAACTCTGGTCAATGAAAGTTCGGTTAAAAATTGGATAAATCAGCTTGTAGATGGCATGCTGTACTACGAGGTCGCGAAACGCTGGCGCAAAGATGATTCGCTCTTTTGGCTCGTAGACGGTAAACGCAAAGTAAGGCTGTGGTTTATAAGTACCAGCGTGAAGTTCGGTGTGTAACGCGTCCAAATTGGTGGCAAGGCAGCGACCAAATTCAAGGGTGGCGCGCTTGGCGCGCTTGCCCTGACTAGCATCCTCCCATGCCTGGTACAGTGACTCTGGTGTGAAGGCTTTTTCGAACAAGTAACCAATACGTTTCATAGGAAGGCCCCTAGACGTTCGAGCACAACATGGTGCCTACTAGAAAAGTGGCGTCCAGCAAATTTTGCGAAGGCTTGCGCCAAACGCAGGAAAGCGCCTCCCTTGATTCCACACTCCTTTTTCAAGGCCTGAGGCTTCGAGTCAGAACGACCTGCCACATTCGTGTTGGAATTCGACCGGGTGTTGTTCAAATTGAGGCCAAACGCCCCGGCATGCGCGGCGTTGTTCCAATTCCCACCGGCAATCGGGCACATGTTAAGACGCTTCCCTTTTTTTCCCATCATCTGGGTTCTGTTTAATTCTGTCGGCAGCAATCCAGCCGCCAATCATTCGACCAATTTCATCAACCATTTTGCTAATGGTCAGGTAACGGTGCGTGGCGGTTTTTTCTGTTCCGCCATCCATTGCTCCATCTTTAAATTTAAAGTAGCCCAATTCAAACGCTAGACGAATAAACATACGCATCTGCTCATGCGTGATGTCAGCATTGGTCAGACTGGTTTTCTTTTGGTAGCGTTTTTGTGCCTCAATGATGAATCCATACACCGCGTAAGCCGAATTTCTGATCTGTTGTGACAGACCATACTTCTCGTGCCTTGGAAAGTGGTTTAAGTACAGGTTCATTTGGCGTGCAAAATCAATGAACTTGGCATCAAGTTTTGCTTCATCATGTAGGCCCATCGCTACCGCTCAGGCCGTCAGAGATACAAGGCCGAACGACCCGCCACAGTCGTGACGGAAGACGACCGGGGGCTGCTCAAACTGAGGCCACACGCCCCGGCATGCGCGGCGTCGTTCCAAGCCCCACCGGCAATCGGGCACATTTGGTTTGGCTTGTAATCCCATAAGCCATCTGCGCCAAATTGGGTATTAGCTCCGCCAGAGGCCATTGCGGTGGCCAGCGGAACACCTGCACAAGCCGCCTCCCATGCCGTGCCTGAAATGGCAGCGCTGAACACCTGTAAGCCGTTGGCACCGTAATTCACCAACCGGTTTGCACCTGTGAGTGCCTCATAGGTTGTTAACAGGTTGATGTACTTGTCCGCCGCAAGATACTCCCACGCGTCAGTGGCAGAGACAGTTTCGCTTGACAAAGTAGCAATGTCAAAGGCTTTACTCAGCAGGTAAAGGTTAGTGCCATCACTTGTTAGTCCTGGTGTAATTTCCCAGAAATTGCCGTTGAGGTCAGCAATGCCGCTGTTCTGGCCGTTATGAGTAGTACGGTTAAAGAAATTAGCAGAGCCAGTTTTGGCCGAATAGTTTGTGCCTGTTGCGCCATCGGTCAAGTAAGCGATGGTGTTGTCGTTTACGTCGGTTAGCGCAATGGAGTTGGCGTTATTTCCTTTTGGAAAGTTTGCCCCCGCTTTGTAAAAGCCACAGTACGTTGCGCCTACTACCTCTGCGGCACGGGCATGGGCATAGGCCAGCATGGCCAGTGCGTTGCGCTCAAACAGGCTGGCGGCATGCCACCCAGACAACCTGGCGGTGTTGCGGGTCTTGGCTGCATCAATAGCCCCCCCATAAATGTTAGCTGCGCCTACTGATGCAAAGTCACTATTAGCAACGCCTGCGCGTGGCGCACTGGCAATGACATTTCCGTTTTTAAGCGAGCTGGCAATGGCTTGTGTGGGGTGTTTACTCCAGAGGTACTTATCAGCAAAAAACCCTGGGCGAACGCTGTTTTTGTTGTAAAACGCACGGTGCAAGGCGTAGCCTGTAGGGGTTGTATTGGCAACGCCATTGGCATTGTGCGGGTTCAGAGCGGGTTGGTTGATTGTGCCGTTGCCCGTTGTCCCGGTGTAGGCATTGGCAGCGGCCACAGAATCAAACGCGCCGAAAGGCTGGATGTCAATGCCGTTAACCACAAGCCCGTTTGTGCCTGTACCCCATTTGTAATAAAACGCGCTGATGTAGCTTTCAATGCTGCCATCAATGTCCACAATGTAATTGCCGTGGTTGTCTGAGGTGTTGTCAGTCGTACCCGAGAGCTTGGAGATTCCATCGGGTACGCTGGGGGCAATGGCAACGCCAAAGCCTTGATAGCCGGGTATGCCGATGTTGTTGACCAAGCTGGAGTCACCCGCGCCTGTGCCAATCATGATGCCGTGCGGGAAGCTAACAGGCGTGTTGTCAGGGGTCTGGATGGTGCGCAAAATGAGAGTGCTCATGTGATAGTCCTTTGTGGGTAAGTTAAGTAATCGACCAAGTAGCGTTGTCCTGCGCAGTCACCGTGACACCTTCGCTGATGGTGATCGGCCCGGCGCTTGTGGCGTTGTAGGCTGATGGGATGGTGAAGTCTGCGGTGATGCTGCGCGGGTTTAGGCGTATGGGGCTGTCAGGGTTGGTGGCCTGGGCGGTAGATGCGTAGGCGGCGGCGGCAGCAGCACTGGCAGCAGCGGCGGCGGCGTTGACTATGGGGCTTTGCGCGGTCACGGCGGCTTGCGCGGCGGCACAAAGGACGCGGTCGGCTTGGGCGGCTGTGGCGCTTGATGCAGCAGCGGCTTGCTTTGCATTGACATCAACTTGCAGGGCATTGGCTTCAACCGCAAAAGCGGGTAGCGCGGCATGAAAGGCATCGGCTCGATCAGCAAATGTGGCTGAGTCTGAGCGGCTTGGTGGGGTTGGGAGGGCGTTGATTGCCATTTAGGTCATTCCTTCAATTTCTACTGAGCAAAAGGATCGTGTGTGGTAGGCCACGTCGATTGAAAAGTCACGGTAAAACCCAAACAACGTCAGCGGCTCAAAGCCTATTGTGTCTGTGCCTATCCAGGCGCAGGGGGTGGCGCGCAAGTCAGCTAGCACGCGCTGCACTTTGTTGAGCTGCGAGTTTTGAATCATCATGCGCATACTTACGCGCTTGCTAAATGCACGTTTTTCAAAGCTGGTGATGCCTGCTATGCTGGTTGTTTTTCTTGAATAATCAATGATGCTGGCAACTGCACCATATTCTGTTTGCCCAAGATCGTAAAAAGTGCCTATTGCAATGTGCCCGCATTTGGCCTGGCCAATAGCGCTTACGGTAATGGTGATGTGTGCGTCTGCATATGGCGGCATGTTTGGCAATACCACTTCGCCAAGCTGCACACTTGGCTCAAAATAGTATTGATACCAGTCGCTGATGACCGTGCCGTCCAGGGTGTGGTTGTAGCTGTACACCACCGGCCCACCAAGGCCATTTTGTACGGTTACTTGCAGGTTGTTCCCGACCAGGTTGAAGAGAGCCAGGCTGTTGCAAATGCCGGGTTTGATGACAACCGTTAATGTGGATTCAGCGACGGTTTGCGTGCTGATCTCAGTGTCAAACATTGCCCATTTGTTGCTTGGCCCGAGTTTTGTCCAGTACAGCGGGCTTGTGTCTGGTGGGTTGCCAACGCTTGGCCCTTGTATGCACTGCCAAACTTGGTCGGCAAAGACAACAATGGCATCAAGCGCGTAGCTTGTGGTGTTGTTGTAATCTGGATAAGTCTCTACAGCGGTTGTTGACAGCAGCAGGTCTGGCGTGATGGCAATGGGTTTTATAACCTTGGTCATGCGGCAACCTCCACTTGCAAGCTATCGCCGTTGGGTGTGATACGGTCGAGTGTTTTTGTTGTTTTGCCCGTGTTGCTTGCAATGGCGCGCAACTCATAGCTCATGTTTTCAAGCTGTTTGCCTTGGCGCTCCACCAGTGCCTCAAGCCGGGCGGTGTTGCCCATGATTGAACTGGTTTGACCTGCATTAAAGATTCGGCTGGGGCCGGTAACTTCTAGCTCTGGGCCGTTTTCGCCAACAAGGCGCACGCCGCCACGGTGGTATCCGCCCGCAGCAAAAGCCGGGATTGTGTTGCCGGTTATTGCGGCAATGACGGCGCGTAGGCCGTCTGAGGTACGTTCAGCGCCAGCATCAACAGCGTCAGCAATGATGCGCTCGGCACTCAGGCTGCTGTCTTCAAGCGCGGCAAGGGTTGCATCAATGCTGTCCAACAGATCAAGGCTTTCTTGTTGGTAGTTGACAGGTGTGGTGGCTTCAATCAGGCTGGCAATGGACTCGGCCTGCGCCAGGTAGTTGCCTATCAGGTTGTTGCTGCCGGTTTCGCCTAGTTTGTCGATCAGTGGGCCAAGCAAGCTGTTTACTTTTTCACCGTAGCCCGCCAACGTTGCCCCGTCACCTTGGGATGCCAGTGCCATGGTGTAGGCATTGCTGAACTGGCTTTGCAGGCTGGTAAGCTGCTGCTCTGGTGAGAGTTGGCCGTAACGGTAGTCGGCCACGCTTTTGCGCAGGCCAGCGGCGCTGGTGCTCATCAGGTCGGCCAAGGCCTTTTGCGCGTCGTAGTATTTGACGGTTTCTTCGCGCAAGCGGC